TGTAGGGCTTTTCGGGGTCGGGGATGAGGTTGATGCCGTTGTCGGGCTCCACGAGGAGCGCGGCGACCGATTCGATCCATTGCCGGTCGCGGTCGTCGCGTTCGATGCGGCGGAGGGTGTAGTCGAAGTTCGAGGTGCCGGCCGCCTGCGCGAGCTCCTTCTGCCTGTCCGGCTGGCCGTCATATCGCGCTATGGCCACGAGCTGACCGATGGAGATCTGGCCGAAATCGTCGCGGGATGCTCTGACCTCGGTCTTGATGCTGGCGGCCTTGACGCGGTCACGCACATAGTCGCCGCTTCGGCCGAGCCTGTGCGCGACGGCGGCGGTGGTGGCTCCGAGGTCGAGCATGCCCTGGATGGCGTCAGCCTCCTCCAACACGGTGAGCTGTTCGCGCTGGCAGTTCTCGGTGACCATGGCCTCCAACTGCTGCAACGGGCCGAGCTGGAGCACGAAGCATGGGACGGCTCTAATTCCGGCCTGTTTGCATGCGGCG